CATAGCTCGACTCTCTCTGTCCTGTATCGCCAATCTTTTCAGGCTCCCATGGCCCATTCTCCTGCTCCATGAGTGCAATAATTGACTCCGGACGAACCTGCAGTCCTAACTCAGCCAACCCATAACGCTCGTTCGAATCCCGCGCTGCCTCATCGATTATCTCGCGCCACGTTTGATTCGTAGTCTCATCAACATTTAGCAATGCATTCGCTGTTACCGCTTCATTCCCTCGATCAGATGTAAGCGGACCCAGAATTTCTGCCGGAGTATCTTCAGGCCACTGCGCCAACTGTTCAGGCGGCGTGAGAGTTTCCTGAATGTCAGAATCAAGAAACGGTGCTGTAACCGTAGTCTGGTTCCCTTCAATGGGACCGACGAATCCTTCGTACGGAGGGAGAGGACTACTACGAATCGGGGCATCTGGGGTCAGTCTGGGCTGTATGGAATCTGGATCTTGGGCTGTAACCGTAGTCTGATTCCCTTCGATGGGGCCGACGAATCCTTCGTACGGAGGGAGAGAACTGCGACGAATCGGGGCATCTGGGGTCAGTCTGGGCTGTGTTAGCGACTGCAGCGGATACTGATTTATTTTGGGACCGACGAATCCTTCGTCAGGGACATCAATGTCAGACCGACTCGGATAGTCACCTGTTAAATCTCCACGCAACCATGGATCTACCGATGTAGTCACTGGTGACTGAGGCTGTTCTCGTCCAGTAGACCACAACTCTTCCATCGTTTCCGATGGAACATTCTGGCTCACATCAGGTCGACCCCGCATCTGATAATCACCAAAGCGATTCTCTAATACTTCAGCTTCACGCGCCTCTACGGCAACATCTGGCGATGGAAGCACTCCGGCGGGATCTACCCGAGACTCCTCCTCTAGACGACGCTCCTCCTCCATCCGCTCCTGCGCAGCACGCGCTTCTCGTTCTTCGATTTCACGCAGTGCCGCCGCCTCGGCTTCCTGTCGTTGTCGCTCGGCTTCCTGTCGTTGTCGCTCTTCTTCAAGACGTGCAGCCTCTTGACGTTGCGCCTCAAGTCGCTCTTGTTCCTCTACGTCTGTATATGCACGTTCAAGCTCACCCACTAAATCAGGCGTCGGTTGTGAAGCAATCCCTCCTGTGCCAGGAATCGGCCAGAGACTCTCCATTGAACCGCTATATTGACGTTCGACATCGGGATAACTCCGCATACGCTGCCTATGCGGCGATCCCGTTATCCCAGGAGGTCTCCTTAGCCAACTAAAACTACCTGTGCGACGACGCGTACGTTTTTGACCCATGCAAAATTCCTAGACTTACCGCCCAAACTGTGCTTCAGTTAAGTCGACACCAGGTGTGACAATGCCCGGAACACGAGGGCGCACAAAGAACGTCAGTGGCGTTTGCCTCTCAGTGCGCCGTCTTCGTAAATGAATGTCTTGTTCACGATGTCCGTACCCGACTGCCTGCAACTCGGCGATGGCTTCGGCATCGCCTGCTTCGGCCCGTGCCCTCAGGTTCGAGTCTGACGGTAGCGATTGGATGGACAGATTCTCCATATCATCGCGATATTGTGGGTCTGTTCGTGGTTGCCATCCCTCGCCAAAGACGCGACCGTCCGATATGAGACTGGTCATCCCTGACGAGGTTTGCCATAAATACTGTTGCAATAACACCTTCAGGGATTTTGGGTCTCCCACCATATGAGAAAATTCCTGAAACTCCTCAGGGTACGTCTCAAGAAGCCATTCAAAATCCCCCTCATCAATCCCTCTTCCAGTGATTACCCGCTTAAGCATGTCTCCATCGACTCTAAGCGTGCCTTCCTGGAATCCCTTTGCAAAAGCGGGGTCATCCGCGTCGATTTTTCCAGCCTTTGCCGCTTCTTCAAATACCGATGCAAACGTATCAATGAAGTCCATGATATCGTCAGGGTCCGTTCCCGCCTGACCCAACCCCGTCGTCAATCTGTTATACAATCCCTCTACTAATACCCGATGCCGCTCTGGATTAATCTTGGGGATTGGTCCTGCCTCGCCCATGCGGTTTGTCTGAACGTTCTGCTGAGCAAACTCTTTTTCCAGTTCCGAGACATGTTGACCATAGGCCTTTATAGTTTCGGCAATCTGCTGACTCGACAGTTTCTCCGTATCTTCAAACTGTACCGACGCAAACCCTCTCAAGCCTTTCTTAATCCTCGCTTGAGACAAATCTACCCAATCCGCCTCGGGGCCAATCTCATTCCGAGCGATTTGATTCAGCCATCCTTCAGCATTGAAAGTCTCACCGTCTTCATTCTGCCGATTCGGAGAATCCGTAATCCGCTCAAACGTTTGAACGCCGTCAATCAATTCCTCTTCTGTCATTGATGTCCACAGATCCTCACCGGCATCGAATACTCGATCTGGATCTGCTTCGAATAACTTTTTTGCTTGTTCGTTCAGAAACCCTGTGATGTCAAACCTGTTTTGCCGACTTCTCGCTCCCTGGCCAAACGCTGCATTCATCGTATCTTGACTACTAATAAGCGCCTCACGAAGCCCCTCCGGATCATCCTCGTACCGATGCTCCCAGTTCCTCCCCAGCAACGTTGATAAGACATTCGATTCTGTCGCAGAACGAAACCGTTCATCAATATCATATCTATTCTTTTCATAATACTGTCGAAAGTCTTCCTGCTCCTCTGCGTTCCAATCTTCAGGCGGTTTGCCAAGCATTCTCGCAGTCTGAGCTACGAGATGTCCATGAGACCCTAGCGGATAAACATTCCCTTGTGCATCTGTCCATTCGACGGTTAAATCCTCCCCAGGACTATTAATCTGCTTGATGAGTTCTCTCATCCTTTTTTCGGGAATCATTCCTTCTGAGCCGTTGTACGACTCAAACGTGCCAACTTGACTCCTCAGATCCCCGAGCCTGGATTCGAGCTCAGGGTGATGATCTAATATATTCGAGATTGAGTCGTCCACGCGAGTCCAATCCACGCCATCACCAGATGCTCCCTGTGCATCCACAAGCCCACGCCACACGCCAGAGAGAGCTTCTATTGCCTTCGGCCAAATTTGCTGCTGAGCCATCGGACTGTTTGGATCTTGGTCTGCGATCGACATCATATAATTTTGCTGATCGACCGAAAGATTAGCGAACGATCCCAGATGTCGTGTCGCAACCGTCCAATCGTTATCATTCGTGTCTCGGCCGACATCCACCCAGGACGGGTCAGACCGTTTCGCGTTCTCGTTTATATGCGCAAACTCCTTCTCAGTCATGCCAGATCGATCCTGGCCCACATATGGCACCATCAACGTCCATCCTGCCCCTGCATATTTACCAGCAACGGCTAATCGATCTATCGATATTTGATCATTTTCTTGATTGGCCTGACGAAACTCCCTCGCCGTGGCTCTTTTATATGAATTGGCATTCGGGAATCCAGCCGTTTCCGCTAACGCACTCGCGTTCTGAAGCGACTCTTGTATGTTTATCTGAATACTCCCCGTTAGCGGATCTTTCGTTTCCACTGCCCCCTGATCTACAAAGCCATTCCACGTCATTTGGTCTTCACGAGCTTGACTCGCCTGATCTTCTCGTCGCGTCAGCGCTTCCATACGCTGCGTATTCGCCTGCCGCCAGTCATGTTGTCGCTGACGCTCACTTTCAGCAATATGTTCCTGACGCATCTGCATGGGTAATGACGCCAACTGATTCCACATTGGCTGCATGGCTTCTTGGGATCGCTGAATCCCTTGCGCCCGTATCTGTGCCCCACGCTGGTGGAACTGATCAAACGTTCGAGGATCTGTTCTATACGCCATACTACTGCCTACCCTTCACGCCTATTGTTTTTCTGTGCTTAATCCCAGATTAGTCATGTGCTTAAAGACGCCAAATTGATCAGAAGCATTCTCTCGGCTAATGTCGTATCTCATACCATATCGCTGTTGCGCACGCCTGTAATCTGCGTTATACGCTGACTCGCGTCGTGAAGCCGCCGCATCGGCCCGAGACGCTTCGTCCTGCGCACGCTGCAGTCGGTAGTCATACTGCTGAAGATTACCCGCATAATTTCGATCATAAACACCAGACTCAATGCCAAAGTTCGCCTGATGTGCGCCCAGATTCGCGCCGAATGCTCCTGCTCGTGACGCTTCCGACATTTGTTGGGCACCAATGCGATTCGCCTCATTCGCCTGTTGCGCCTGAAACGCACGATCATATTGCGCCATTTGATTCTGCTGATTCATCTGCCATGACTGCGCACCTTGCTGGAACCCCTGTTGCTGTTCGCCAAGCGCCCGTCCATAGCGATCCTGCGCACGCCCATACGTCAAATCATGTTCCGACCGCGCACGGCCATACGTCTTGTCATACTCAGCTGTCGCATAGTCCTGCCCATACTTCATTAAATCTTTGTACGTATTCCCAGTCCGCAACATGCCTTTCGCTGCTGCCGCATTCTCTATGGCACGTTGCCCTTCACGCAACCGAAAGTCATACCCAGGACTTGCGGCGGCTTCAGCCCCAGTCGGGGCTTGAAACGCTGCGTTAAATGACGCTTCCTGCGGAGCTTGAAATCGCGCCTCAGGGGTAAAATCACCATAATCGTAGCTGCCCGTAAAATCCCTCGACTGGTACTCATCGGGTCGCAACTGACCCCCAAACTGCCCAAAGGCCATCGGGTCGTACTCAAACTCTCCAACCGCTGCGACCTTCCCCTGTCCACCGCGACCACCGCCTCTCGGGCCTCTTCGCTGCGGACCCGTAAACTCCTCTGTCCACTGTGGCGCAAATTTATCAAGGAACCCCTGCATATTTGCTGTATTTTGCTTCGACGAAATCTTTTTTCCACCTGAAGGTTTACCATTCGCTACCTTGGAAGGCTGGACGCTGCCTCCCGAAAACTGTCCACCGCCTCCAACCGATGCACTAGGTCCAGGCACACCCATATCTCCTGGCTCATATTGTGATTGTCGTATTGGCATTATGTGCCCCTTTATATATTGCGGAAGCTACCCATGTTCATCGGACCTGAAGCGCCTGGAGCCCCTGGAGCCCCTGGAGGTCGACGTAAGTTCAAACCAGGGTCTGCCTCCGGAATGCCACGCTCACTCTGAAACTCTGCCATACTTTGCGGTTGACTCGCTTGCGCCTGTAAGTATTGCGCAGCTTGTGGCCCAGGAGTTTCAGGTGGCGCATACCCTCGCGGCCCTTCTTCGCCATACAAATGGTCATTCGCCCCAAACGCCGGATGTCGATTCCGTTCGTGCGCCAGACGCATTTCCTCTGGATCTTCCTGGGTTGCCAAAGTCGGATCGAACGCTTCCGCTGTCGGAAGTTGAATCTTGTGACGATCGCCCTCAAACGCACCAGGGGCAAACGCCGACAACATATTCATGGAAAATTGACGATACGGCATCAACCGCGCTTCCTGTTGCGCATGCATCGTACGGTTAAATCGCTCTATCGCACGCGCATCAGCGAGGCCTTCCGCAGTCCCCTCCGCCAGTTCAGCTGTCGCCTCCTTCTGAGCTCTTCGATTTCTCCATGAAGACCACGCGCTAACCCCAGTGCCAACGGCCATTAATGTAAGTGCAGCCATGTTCTCATTCTCCTTAACCTGCTCCTGCGCATGCTTTCGAGACGCATCTGTATATTGAGCGCCACTTCCTCGTATCCTTATGGAAGTCTGCCGATGCGGACTACTTTCCAGCGTCATTTTTTTTCGCCTCAGGTCTGTAAAAGTGCATTTCTAGCGGACGATACCCACGCTTCGCGTACACTCTTGCCACGCGATCATTCGGAGCCACCATATGCACCATCGGTAATCCCTGCGCCTTTACCCATTCCTCTGCCTGTTTTAACATTCGAAACGCCGCCAACCCCCCACGCTTTTCTGGGCTCATCCACCAGAACGCTTCAGCTGGCATCTTCTCTCCTGAGAGGGGATGGTCATAAATAAACATCCCCAACATGCCATCCACCCCGTCTCGATCGGACACCAACAACAGCCCGTCCGTGTTATCGATAAGTTCTACCATGAACGCTTGCACATGAAATGGCTTATATGGAATTACGCCAGCATACGGAGGTCGAGATAGAAACGTTTCCATCATGGCGACCATGCGTGGCACGTCTTCTAATATCGCTTGTCGAATCATCCAATTTGCTCCACTAACACATACACGCTGTATTGCATCGTCGGGGCCCCAGATGTCGCATACGTCGTCGTGTACGTCACGTCTGTCGTTTTATCAACATGCACAAGTAACGTCTGGTTTTGTTGCGTTGCAGTCGTATTTCCTGTCATCGCTGCCCCACTTTCTGTCTGCGTCACACTACCATCTGTCCATCCAATCGCTACCGTCAGACTCGAACTCGTGCCAGCTGCACGTGTAATACGTGCCGCATAACTCACACGATAAACTCCTGGATCCAAGACACCCGTGCTAATCGCTGTCGAGCTAATACTCGCAGCCTGTGCCGTCTTCGAGACGAGTGCGCGTTTCCGCGCAGAGAGATTTACCACGCTGACGACAGACTGGAAATACCGTATCCAGAATCTCGCCAACAGCGACTCTTCCCCATCAATCACAGGGACGCGAAACGGAACTTCCGACAACGCCATTACGCTCCTCGCGTGACATCCATGTATGCACCGACCAATCGCCACGGAATTGGGTCGGACACCGTCACTTCATAAACACGATTATATCCACGCCCAAGTCGCCTCCAAATTGCACGCATACCATAGTCGCCACGCTTTCCCACGGATGTCCAATGCTCACTTCCAAACGTCTCCCCACCATCATCACTCCATCGGAGCATTGCCTGTGGATCACTTCCCTGACCGGACGTTAATCCTAGTCCAGTCTCCATCTCAAGCTGAAACGCTCGATAGACCAGGTACTCGTTATCTGCTGACAAGTGAGGCGTTCGACGCAACCGACGCATTGGACCACCACCAGCATCGGTGTACTTCACATTTGACATCTCGTAAATCGTGCCTAACGCCCGATCGCCGACAAGATGCTTATTGTCAAAGTACGCATGAAATTGTGGACGCCACGCTTCGAACTCGACTTTGTCAATATTCCACGTGCCTCGCTCATGCCATAGATTTGTTGCGCTATCAAAGACCCATGTCGCTTTCGCCTCAGGAAAATTCAACACATAAAACGAATGGCCGTCTTCCTGATACGTAAATGCCACCGCATCTGAAATAGACGATCCATTCCGCACGTACCCCTGAATAGCTACCTCAACGGCATGTGTGCTCACACGCTGTGGCTCATACCCGTTTGCCATCCAGACGATACCCGCACCATCTTCACTACTGCCAAGCCACATTACCGTATTCCCAAGACGCACTGCTGAAAATGGTGCTGCAATTCCCTGCTCTAAAAACGCCCCAGGAATTGTCCCAAACGGAAACGGACTCGTACCAGCGTTATACCAAACCTCTGTCGTCTGCTTCCCAAATAACCAAATATCGCGATGCGTTACTACAAGCGCTTGCCATGGATCAGATCCAGCCGTTCGCTGGGCAATCTGTGTTGCATCCCAGGTCTTCCCATCATTCAATTCGGAAATCTTCAAGGTCGACGTTGACGCATCCAATGCCAAGAAAAACCCATCCAGGAATTCCCCTTGCGATGCCCCAGAACTTATTTCCTCCGTGAGTGCATTCGTGCTCAACGTCAGAATGTATCCCTTATCTCCACTCGTAATGAAAATCTCATCACCAGCATCAACGTTCGCGGAAAACGTCGCAGGACTGGCATCTCTCGCCACCGTGCCTCGACTCGTCAGTGTCTTATCTGCATTCACCTCGTAGAGTGTCTGCCCAATGACCGCAAAGCATCGTCCATTTTGTTCAGTCATCCCACGCACAGGTGATTCACTCGCTGATACAAACGACTCACACCCAGGCGTCGGATAGAGCACTGTCTGGAAGGGCTCTGAGCCAATTTCGATGCTCTCGACATACCAATTCACGCACCGCTGCGTTGATGCCAACACACTTTGGCTCTCGTACGACGCACCCACAAACCCAGGAAATTTCATCATTAGCGGTACCGATCCGTGCGCCAGTCATAGCGGCCACCTTCAGATAGTAATGCCGCATCAATCGTCAACTCCTCAGTCGTCGTTGACGTATTCACCCGCTTCACATTGGCATAGGTATCTGTTGCCAACTTGAATATTTCCGGAGAAATCGACACGCCAAATTCAGGAGCCAATCGCAACGCCAGTTGATAACGCATCGCCTCTTCATATCCAGGAGGAAACGTATACGCCGTAACCAGATCAGCAAACTGCGACAACGCCGTTGGGGTATACAACACGAGTTGACAATTACTACTATTTGGAACCGGCCAGACGCTAATCGTCGCCAACCCTGCCGTCCACTTCTTATCATAGAAAAACTGTGTCGGATACGTACTCGTCAATCCCTTAATGCCCACCTCTTGCCACTGACGAATCGTCAACGCATTCGAGATCGGCAGTTCCTGCTTCTGAGCACTGGACGCATTTTTATCCGTAATGATACTTGCCGCGACAATCCATTGCGGGCGAGGGATATTAAACGTCCCACCCGTGCCAATCGTGTAATCCTGCGTTGACGCAGACAAATCAAACGCCGTTCTCGCCACAGTGAAAATCATGAGACGTTCAGTCGCCCACGTGTCCACCATGTTATTCAAGACAACCAGCGCATCCGCCACGTCTTCACTTGACGCTGTTTCACCAGACGCAAGGACGCCTACCGTTTTTAACGCCCGCGTAATTAACTCATTTGCCGTCACGACTTAACCGCCCCCAACCACGGCCCTCTTCGACAGACGCCTCGCACGAGACGCTTTTTTCACATCCACTGCAGACGTAAATGGACCCGCTGGAGACTCCGCCCATGACACCGTAATCTTCTTGATATCGTCAGGGGTCTGCAGCAATCTCGGTTCAATAACGCCCTCTGAACTTTTGACATACACCCATTTCGGGTATGACGGATACTGGTAATCCATAGTATGACTTCCTAGAAAAATACCGGAAGGGAGTCTCCCCCCTCCCGGTATTGAGTAACCGTGAACCTACGCCTGTATCCGACAAGCCAACTCAGGACGGAGTGTTGCCCACCCAAACAGTACATCCAGTCTGCATGGGAATTTGTCCGTGGTGATGTCGTAATCTCGGATCAACCGAATCGACATTCCCAGTTGGTCGTCTGACACACGAGCCGCCATGTCGGTGCCTTGCGGCAACGGCAGATCGGCCATCGCCAACGTAAACGCATCTTTGTGATGCGCCACGCCTTGCGGCGACTGTGTTGAGGCTGCCCCAACAATCGTCAACGCGGCGTTATCTGCTGGCAACGCATCGACCGTTTGGAAGGCCCCACTGCTGGTAATCGCTGGACTAATTGCTGCAGTCAAATTACCAGACCCATCAGAACTGACATCAGCGGTGACAACAAACTGCTGCGCCGAGCCTGTCGATTGACGCGACTGCGGGTTGACATGATTGACACCAGCAATGGTGAAAACATCACCCTTCTTTAGACGCGCTGCCGCCGATGAAGTCCACCCATCCGTGACCAACGTGGTTGCGCCACTGGTCGTGCTGCCGTTCACCAATGGTGTGCCACCAAGCGGTCCCACCGTATGCGTATTGACGTTCTGATCCATGTACCAGTCGTACCCGACTGCCGTGCCCATCACGCCACGTCGATACTGTGACGCAATCGCGGTCGATTGTTGGAACAACCCTTTCAGGGCATCCACAATCGTCGCTTGCATCAGCGGTGTAATACAGACTGACCGCTGCCCATCCATCGGGGCAGAGTTGTCATCCAGCTTCACGCCTGACTGCAAATACGTCAATAGCGCATTCGGCGTCGTCCCTGGCGTTCCCACACTGTTGTAAATATCCTTATACAGTGCAAGTCCAGCGTTATCGATCTTATTCGCAATCGTTGCCACCGCTGGAGAAACGAAGCGCTTACTAAAATCATCAATCTTCAACGCCAAGTCTTCACTCGTGAACGAAATATCCACACCAAACTGCGTATCCAATGTCACTGCGACCTGCGTTTCAGTCGCATCTTCAATGGAAATCGCCGACCCGGTGCGACCCACATAACGTGGAGGTTTCCGCACATTCAATACGGTCCCGATCTTCGCCCCTTCGACACCAAAACGGTCGTCGTACTGGCGATTCACAGTCTTCGTGAATGTCAAGTTATTTTCCAAGACCCGAAGGGCTTCCCGCGTAATCATGGAAATTGTTAACAGTGTATTAGCCATAATCTTTACTCACTTGCGCCATTCCTCATGCACTACCATCGACCATTCGCCCGTGCGTCTTCTTCCTGTTTGTTTCGCACGCGCCGATAGTCCTGATAGTTCATCTGATCCATTGGGACCGTCGATGACGCTATCGCACTTCCCCCAACCGGCTTGATGGGTTTTGGTGCCTTGGTTACAGTTCGTGCAGCTTGTGTCGGGCCGGATGAAGCGACCTCAAGCTGCGCTTCAAGTCTTCCAAGTTCCTTAATCGCTACCAACGGAGGTAACGACGCGATACGGTCACACGTCTCTGGATTCTTACAGAGGTGATACATTAACGCGGGACCACTCTCGGAACTAAGCACGGTATCCTGCATTGGCATCGTCATTGGCAAATGCCGACCGCGCTCTAACGTCGCATCAAAATCTCCATGCTCCGACCGAAAGTTATCGATTCGCGCATGATGCGCAGCGACAAGGTCTTCCTGGGCACGTTGGGCTTGTTCGCGTGAGATGCGTTCACGCTCATCCTGCTGATGTGTCTCCAAGCGCCGTGAGACTTTCCAATCAACAAGGTTCTCCTGAAATTCTTCGTATGTTTCAAAATCCTCTTGCAGTGGTTTTTTGTCACCTGTTTCCTTCGCTTCCACTGACGGTTCTTCTGCCTCATTCGGAGGTGCTACGGATGGCGAAACAGGCGCTGCTCGACGCAGCGCGTTAACCTCCCTCGCCAACAAATCTGCACGCGCAGACTCTGCAGCCTTCTCTCTCGCAAGCTGACTTGCTCGGTCCTTATACGATCGACCGCGACGACGACGCTTCCGTGGAACATCTTCAGATTCAGCTTCTTCCTCTGGAGGCGTCTCCTCTGACGCCTCTTTCGCAGGCGCTTCCTCGTCAGGAGCAGCTGCTTCTTCAAGAGGCATCTCTTCTGCGCTGTCTGCTTCGACGGATGTATCGTCTGTTAGCTCCGATACTTTTTTCGCCTCCACCTTAACGGGAATCTCCGCTGGTGAAGACTCTCCTGTGACAACTTCAGGGGCTGGATCTGTATTAGCAACCGTATTCAAAGCCGTAACATCCCGCTCCGTATCCGTCGTGCTTGCAATCGTAACGGTCATCGTATCTTTCTTACCCTCTCTGCGCAGTGTGCCAGAAAATCTCTACGCTGTTAAGTTCCTTCTCTAGGCCCACGCAATGGCGGTCCAGGTGGAGGCCCTTGTGGAGGCCCTTGTGGAGGCCCAGGTGGAGGCCCTTGTGGAGGCCCTTGTGGAGGCCCAGGTGGCGGTCCTTGTGGAGGCCCACCCGCTGGTGGAAGTGGCGCTCCACCTGGAGGTGACGACTCCTTGAATGCGATCTTGTCAAAACGGTCTTCGTCACGATTCGATTGCGCAACCTGCCTCGTGATCATTTGATCCAAGCGACCAATTTCTGTTTGCAACACCTCAGACGCTCGTTTCTGATCAAGATTCGCTAATGCTCTCGCATTTTCCCCTTGCTGCTTAATTTGCTCTAGCTGCACTCTCGCCTGCAAATCACGCTCCTGGGAAGCTGCACTCGCTGCTAATTCTCGTTCCTTGATCGCAACCTTTGCCCCTTCCTTCACACGTTGTGTTTTCAACGCCTCCTGCGCTTGCTCGTATGCCTCCATGACTTGCTGCATTTGCTGTTGCATTTGCTGCATCTGTGCCTGCACTTCTGGAGGAATGACGTTTGGATCCACCTCATCCTGAAGATGCTCAGGGAGACTTTTCTTAAGACGTGCTTCCATTTCCTTCGCCATGGGCACATCCATGTTCCCAAATAATAAATCGCCAATCACTGGAAACACATTCGGATAGGCTTGGACTAATTGCGTCATCGCATCTACAGCTTCCTGACGGCGCGTTTGAAAACTCGGCCCCACCGCGACATTGACATCGTACCGACCAACACCTACGTCATACATACCCATGACACCTGGAGGCATCTCCTCCTCTTGCGGGCGATTCCCCTCCCCTGCAAACACCATCACGCTGCGCGGTCGCTCGTCATCACCAAGAATCCGCAACACACGAGAGGTATCATAAATTTTGGGAATCAAATCCACGAGAATCCGACCCACCTGTCGAACAGCCCGTCCCAGATTGTCTAAATAATGACTATTCGCCATCTCATCCTGCTGTTGACGGCTCCGAATCGCACGACCGGACTCCTGCGGACCACGCTGGCCTAATGACGCATCATTGAATCCGCCCGTGGCTTTCAAGTCGTTATCACTCTGCGCAATCGCCGCAGTCATTGCCTGAATTGGCGGTTCCCACGATTGCCGCTGGGGTGGTGGCGCTAACTGCCCACTTAAGCCAGTCTGCTTATATTCCAAATAGGGATAATTCCGCACATTGGCCATCTCCCACTTTCGTTCATGTCCCGCAAACTGCCCCTCCGCACCCACGAATGGCGCTCTGGGGGCCAGTGCAATCATCTCCGTTTGCGCACTTACCCAGTAGTTATACATCCGCTGCGGATCTTTACTGTCTCTCACGACGCCACGGTAGTCACGCACGCCATTGATATTGATTTCATCTCCCGTCACGGGAACGATCGGAATATATTTCCCAGGCCATTGCTGCCCTTCCGTCTTTTCATCATTGCCTTCAAGGATTTCCACGGCATTAATCAGACACCAACGGACGGTTCGCGTCGTTACATCTTGTGTCCCGACAACTTCGAAACCTCTCGGAACCGTGTCTTTCGGCATACTCTCCAGTTCGCTCGTCAAGATACGCGAACTCGACCCATCACTCATTTCGAGAATAGACATCTCTTCGCGTTGTTCGTCAATGTAAAAATATTCCGCGACACGCACATTGCCTTCAGGCATCCAATCAGGCTTCGTATTTCCAATCCCCGTAAACTCCGATAACCCCGCCAAGGCTGAGTCTGGATACCGAAAGCGGTACTCTTCCGTGGGAATATCCTCCACAATAAAGGCATAGCGTGCATCCGATCCATCAGGGTTTTGCGTAGATGGGTCGACGTAGACAGAAAACGGATTCGGAATACGCCGAACCTTAATCTCCTGATTCATCGACAGTGGATCCTCGTCTATATAATCCGTGACAACACGCACGTACCCACGTCCCATCGTGACTTGATGGTCACCCGCCGTGGTATACGCCACGTCGGCATCACTCTTTGTTTCGATGTGACGCACAATACCCTGAAGCACTTCCGCAATTCCTGGATCGCCCTCGTCTCCAGTTGGGCTCACTTGCACAGCTGGACGAGACGCGCGTTGATTATTCGTGACCTGACGAATAAAACTTGGCATTCGATTAATCGTTAAACAGGGGCGATTGTCCTTCTCTCGCATCGATCGGATATGGTCCGGCCACTGCTCAGACGCTCGAAACCTCAAATCTTCCAACATATTCTGGCGAAGCTTTGCTTCAGTCTCTTCAACGGTTCGATAGCGCTCATGCGCCAACGACAGAAATTCCTCAACGTCTTGACGGTGTTGATCGTCAGGACTCAGACTTTCGTCGTCCTCCTCAACCACCACCTGCTGATAACCACCACCTGTGGGATCTGCCATTACTGCCGCTCCATGGGCGTGAGTTCTGCCGCCCGACCCTCAATCAGTCGAAACGCATCACGAAAGTCCGCATTCGTAAAGCCATGTCCCACCCAATGACATCTCGCATGTGAGAGAAACTGATCCTGCCCCCCAGAGACCATCGACAACAACGTCGGAAGGTCCACCTGCTGCAAGAGACTCATCACCGCAGACTCCACCATGAGTTTCCGTTCATCCAATAACGTTTCATTGCCCATCGTTCAATCCTGCCCCCGTAAGGTCGAAAGCATGCGATCTAAAATATCAATCTGTTCATCGGTGTACAAGTCCTGACGCCGCATTTCATCACGCTCGTCAGGCGACAGATACCCCCGTATCCACGCATCTAACCCGGAATAGTCCCAATAGTCTTCAAATGACCGCTCGTCGTTCCCCCGCCGTTCCCATAACCGACGATCCTCTTCGAGTTGCGTGACCTCAGGATTAAACTTGGACGGCGTCTGTCGAATCGACTCATCCAATTGATCTCTCAACGCCTGAAACTGTGGCGCTCCCGCCCGATCTTCAATATAGTTCCCGTCCGGGTCTTTCGCGCTGAACTGGTGGAGCATGTCGCCAAACAACGCCGCCGCCAAACTCTTCGGCTGTCCCGTCTCTGGGTCCACGTCGTCCATGCCTTCATACACTTCAATCGATGGGACATACGGTCCACGCCCAGACGTGGCGTTATTCGTCGGAGAAGCTTGCCCCAGGTTGCCTTCTATCGCCCATTGTTGCATGGTGTTGTCACGTAAATCCTTTTCGCTTCTCGGATCCCACGTATCCCCCACCTCCCAACCCGACTTAAACTCAATGCGCCCAAACCTATTGTTCTCGCGCAACCGTTGATTCACCGCATCATCGCGCCGATAATCCAGCACCTGAATCTCAAGGTCTCGAAACCGGGGGAACGCCGCATACACCGCTTCCTTCGCGGCCTCCATCTGTGCGGCATCCTGTTCCGGATCACCCGTGCTCTGCACCTGTTCCCCAAAGCCCCGATGGCGAATCATGTCCTCTCTCGACCAATAGCGTTCCGTATCTAACGTTTGACCCACCGGAGGCGGTTCCGACGCTGTCACGGCCTCCGCCATCGCTGTCTCCTCGGCTGTTACTGGCGCATCGCGATCTTGCGCAAACAACCCCATGTGTTGCCGCCCCGACCGATAGTCCATTAATTCATCCATAACAGGGGCTCTGGACTGATAGTCCATCAGCCCTCGCGGCGGCTGTGCCATTGACGGTGCAGCGCGATCTTGCGTAAACATCCCCATGCGTCCCATGTGTGGTCGATGCGCCATTAGTGCATCCATCCCATGGTTTCTGTCCCTGTCTGGTAGAACTTAATCACGGGATCATCCTCTGCCGCTGGTTCTGTGGAGAGCCAATTCACGCCAGAGACAATCGCGTACCGTGTTGCGTCCATCAAATGGTCGTTCTGTTTCACCACACGTCCCTTGGCGTCCCGTCGATACAGCCGAAACTCTTCAATCCAGGTCTTACAGGACGCAAAGACTTTCAGTTGCCCTGTCGACAGCAGCCGCCAAACATCTAATAATCCCGACTCCACGGCATTCGGCGCCACATCCAGATACAATCCCATCTCCACATACGCCTGAATCAGTTGCGACCCATCGCTCTGACTCCGTCCACGAGAGGCCGGATCAATCCGGCCTGGAATCCACAACCCGCGTGCGCGAATCGCATCCGCATGGACACTTGGTTCTGCCTCTCCCCGCTTATGCACGGCATAGACATACCGAATATTCGTCTCCCGGTCATGGGCAATCCAGACAGCGGCGGTGCAATTCCATCCCACGTCGAGGCCATAGCCTCGTGCAAAATACGCAGGCACTTCGAAATCATCGACCAGGACATCCGTCTCTGGGACAGGGAAAATTGCACCCGACCCCAACTGCGGAACGCCCTTCGTTCGCGCTTCACGCTGGTGCGGAGGAATCGACGCAATCAATTCCACCTTCTCTGTCTCTGACAGATGCGGGACATCGTCCCAATCGGCCATGACTACAAATTTGCCCATACGATGCCCTACCTCTTGTTCAGACTACTTCCCCCGACGCGACCTCTGACTAGAGCGTTTCGCTACGCTCGTGCGAGACGCGCCTGTTTGTCCTCTGCGCGTTCCACGCGTACCCATCGACACTGGAGACCTTCCAGGACTGCGTGTCGCATACTGTTCAGCCGTCCGTCCTTCATACGTCGGGCCTGTATGCATCTTCCCACGTTTCGCTTTTCCTGGTCCCAACGCACGCCCTATCTTCTTCGCCGCGCCCACCGCAGCACGACCATACGCACGAACAGGACGTGTTGCCACTTTTGCCGCACCAACCGCTGCACGACCAATCGCTCTCGCCGGACGCGTTGCGGCTCGTGTTACACCGGACGCCACACGACGGGCCTTTGAACTTGATGAAGGTTTTTTTCGCCGCTTAATACTTCCCAATAGTCCTGCCATTTTCAACGTGCTCCTTTAATCCGCTGGACGCAATCCCGCTGGAGGATTCGTCACCAACATTAAACACGGAAGTGTCGTCACCATCATCTCTTTTTCCTGGGTCTCAGGATGCGTCCATCGCGCTTCTAAGAGAATCCCCTGCTGCCGTAATATAAAATCCGGCACATTCGGGACTTCCACCACCACCTGTCCATCGTGGTAACACGCGAGAATCTGCGGCGTATCCGACTGCGCCATGACGGAACAGCCAATCGCCGTCAACAACGCGACCCAGAATCCAACGACGCTTCCACATACGAACTTCCACATCTCATCCCTCGCGTGAGCTCCCGCGATCCTTGATGACATTCTGCAACGACACGACCGCACGAATCACATCACGAGTCGCCGTATTGACCGCCTCGTCATTCAGTAAATCCTTGTCCGTTCCCGCTTCAATGGTCTTAAGTAAACTGTCCACCATCGTCACGGCTAACTCTTCCTTCTCTGGACTGCCTCGCCCATGCACAAACTTTTCGACCGATTCAATGGCCGTCATCACGTAGGGCAACAGCTTCAGTCCAATCGTCAGAAATCCCATCCACGTCACTCCCTTCGGGCTCGTCCACCCATGTTTCTCCCGCCATCTCAGGCATCTCCCCCTCTGGTAAGCGCCCTCCTGGCAAAAACTCCAACACCAACGGCGTCAATCCCTGTAACGGGGTAAACGTCAACATCAATAAGCCCCCCTCGAAATCCGACGTTTGTGCCGTGCGTAACAAGCACTCGACGTAAATATCATCCGGTGGCTCTTCGTCCAGCCAAATCCCATGCTTTTTCGTGCCCTGAAACGCTTCCCGTCGCTGGTCGTAACTTTTCAGTCCAAGCTCTGACAGGCACGGGGCGCCATGTTCTTTCTCCACGTGCTTCACCCAGACGGTCTCAATCGCATCCGTGACCCCAGGTTTTCTCGAAAAATGCTCAATCCGATGGCGGGGAATAAATCCCGTGCCAATCGCATTCATCGGACCCATGAGCTCTAATTGTCCAATATCACGTACCGTTTTTGAGGTATCCCCCACCGACCACCAGGACACAGGCTCCGAAAACCTCCGCCCCTCCCACCAGGACGGATAGTCTCCCGTTAAATGTGCCGTGGTTTCGAACGCCCCCGCTTGCGTCTTGCCAATCCGGTTCGCCGCAATCATCAGCCGCTCTCTCGCGTGAGACGCAAAAAATGCTTCGTGTTTCGGATATAACGTTCGACACATCCCGGTATGATCGTCAACCTCCCAGGATGTCACATCGCACGCCTCCGTACAGTCAGGGAAGTACCGATAAAACTTCGTGCGCTGCCGCGCCTTCAGTAACGCCTGCACTTCCTGATGCATCTCTACTGGGTTCGCCATACGGACTTACCGTCCATTCCTCAATCGGTGGACATGTGCAGTCAGACACATGCTCCTGATGCGTGCTACACCAGAAATCGTCACAGAGCTCACACCGGACCCAGACCGCCCCCTCTAGTGAAACATGTCCCATAATGAGACTTTCTGTTCACCCGTTGCAGCCTTAACCACCGGTTCCATCGTCTTACTGGGCTGTTTCCCAGCATGTGGGTCCGCTACTTCTTTCGGGGGGCCGATCGGTCCAAATGTAATCACTTCAATCTTTGGGACAGCCTTCTTCCCTTTTCCCATGTGCTTACCTCCTACCTCCAAGTCCAGGGCCACGAACGCCACGTCCGACCGATTTCGCCAGAGACGCTCGTCTCTTCGCCCCTGTAGACCTTTTTGCGCCCTGCTTTTCAAGCCATTTTGGTATCATCCTCGTTCCAGAAGGAGGCCCTGCAGTTCCGCCCCGCTTTTTCGCAAACTCCGCTGTCGCTCTCCCATACTTTTTCCGCTCCGCCATTTGTGCAGATTGTGAAGGAGGCGCTTTCTTTCGCGCACCAGACGACGGTCTCGGTATCGACTTGGCCATCTGCTTCATATGCGCTGCATATGACCTATCCCGAGACTCCGCTGCCGTTTTCTTTTGCGCAGCAGACGCTGAAAACCTCTTCGTTGCACCTTTCTTAAAAGCACTGAGGCTACCCGCGTAGTCCTTCATTTTTTGAGACATCTTGGCCCGAGACGCCGCAGACGCCGGTTTCCGCGCTGTTGGCGCAGCGGCTCGTGTTGCGGCTGCGGCCTTCCGCACGCCTCTTCGCCCACGCGAGAGCGCCCCGCTTGAGAGAGCCGCAGAGGTAAGTGGGGCAAACCCCAACCCCCCGGCTCCTGTCGTTTTTCGACGCCCGCCAGCCGCCGGACGGCGTGGGCGTGGCGGCCGTAACGGCTGGCTCTCGGAGAGCGTGCTACTCGCCGGTCGATTCTTCTCTCTCGACGATCGCTTTGCGGTCCGAGGGCCACGATAGGTTCCTAGATTTGCCGCCATGGGGAGGC